AGGTATCCCACATGCGGACCTGAGAATATACATCCTCAAGGTTTACCTTAGCGTCATACGCCATGGTAACTGCCAACTCGATTAACTTCATCTTATCTTCCAACATGTCAACCAGATTCACGTCATGGATGTTGTATTCCACGAAGCGTTGCCAGTCTGACGTATAGAAATCCTTGAAGTTTTCAAACTCCGAGTGGTCCAACTTCTTATCACCTAACTCAACCATAGCGATATGGTCTAGGCGATAGGATTCCTGGTTAGTGTAAGTGAATTTCTTATAGAGATCTAGGTAATCAAGGATCGCTACACCAGTGATTTCATACGCTATATTGGTGCGTCCCATCATCTTGATCTCTCTGTCAATGACCCTATTCCAGGGGGACAAAGACTTCTTCCACTTCTCACCTAGCACCCGCTCGATACGACGACAGATGTAAGGGATGTCATACAGGTTGTTATTCCATCCAGTAATGATATCAGGGGTATTCTGATTCCACCATGAGTGAAAGTCCTGTAGCATCTCTTGCTCTGTCCAGAAGACTCGGTATTCAATACCCTCAGGAGGTACAAACTCTCTGGTCCCCCAGGTGATTGTCTCCTTGGTATTGAAATTCTTCATCGTAATACAAAGCATCTCCTCAGCAGATGCTTCAACGTCTGGGAATCCATTCTCACAGGCAACCTCAATATCAATTGTCCAGATCTTCATCTTGGACATATCATAATCAATTTCACCCTTCCATTTTTGAGCGATGTGTTGGTAAACAAACCGCTCGTATCCATGGACTTCCAGACCCGATGCGCCCTCATACTGTTTGATAAACTCCCGTGCTTCACGAGCGCCATCAAACTGCTTAGGGAAAGCATAACGACCATCCAGTGTCTTAAACTTACTTGTCTTCTGTTGTGCGTTAGGCACTAGAAACAAAGTAGGGCGAGACTTCTCCCGATACTGCACGGGGTCTCCGTGCTCGTAACCTCGGATGAGAATGTCATCGCCCAGTAGACAGACACTTGTATAAAAATCACTCATTAACTGCTTTCTGGTATGCTGCCAGCACTGCGGGTGCAGGATCCAGTATAGACATAATATCCGTAGATGTCAAGAAGAGGAATCGTTGGTCAGTGTGGAGAGGATACACTTGCACAGTGCCATCCGACTCAATCACATGTGAATCTTCCAGTAGGAGACTGGGTTCTTCATCCATCTCAGTCAGTTTACCAACTAGGTATGTGTTTGGATGATGTTTAAGAATTAAAACTTTGATCATAGATCTCGTGCGGTGTCATCCTGCTCGTCAAAGTATACACTCATGCCAGCAGGTTTATGGGATTTAAGTATGGCCTTGTAACTTTCGGTGACGTTTTCGTGGGGATCACCAAGACTCACAACTGACATTACAGATACGATGTTGTTACCCACAGTCAATGGAGACCATGGAAACAGTTTGATCTGCACGTCAGAGAGGTCCATCTCGTCAGGGACAGTTTCTTCTCCCTGAAATTCAAACATCTTGTCTGCTGGTTGCTCAATCACCACTGAGTATGGTTGAGTAAACTGATACGCGAGAGGCAGAGTGTGGTCTTCGGATGCCCTGACTTCTTTAACGTCAGCGATTACGTCCTCGCCGCTTTGCATTCTTGCGATTTTTACGCTCATAATCTTTTTCCATTAGTTGTTCGTAAGTGCCTTGCACCATGTCTTGAAAGGCACGGCGAGCAGAGATGTTTTTCTCCTCTGCAAGGACATGGACATACTGCATAAACGTTTCCATCTGATCAGGTGGCACGTCTAGAGTAAGTGTTTCGCTCTTCTCTGTGTATGCTGTACACAGGTTAACATACATATTCATTAAAATCAACTCCAAACAAAAAGAGACCCCGTGAGGTCTCTTTGGTTGTGTATTATATAGGTCAGTAAAGATACTCTTCTTGCTCTGCAAGGATCACTACATCAGATGTAGGATATGAGACACAAGTAAGTAGGAATCCTGCTGCTAGTTGATCGTCATCAAGGAAGGATTGATCCTCCTGATTCACTGTGCCTGACTCAATCTTACCTGCACAAGTGCTACATGCACCTGCTCTACAGGAGTATGGCATATCTGCTCCTGCTTCTTCTGCTGCGTCTAGAATATATGTGTCACCGTCACATTCAAAAGTTGTTTCGGTCCCGTCTGTTTGCTTGATAGTTACGTTCATGTGTAGTAAGTCACTAACCCCAGTATATATCAATAATCCTCACTGTAACTTCTGCAGATCTTTTTGTTTTCATCTGAAGACCTACACCATTGCCTGACATATGAATCTGCATCCTGATCCATGGAGAAGTGGGCATGGTTATGAAGGATCCCGATCATAATCAGGACCCCCACCATCATAAGATTAGCGTGTGTCGCTGGGTGCATCACTGCTGCTTTCAGGTAGTGCAGTATTTTGGATGTCATATACCTTGAGTTTCTGGTGGTCAGGGATGATCTTCTGTAATTCTACCACGAGCATTCCATTTGTGAAGCTGACTGTGCCAACTTCGACATCATCTGACAGGTTGAAACCTCTTGCGAAGGACCGAGATGCCACGCCCCTGTGGACATACTCCTCCTCGTTTGCCTTCGCCGCCCTTGACTTGACGATCAGGACATTGGTTTCTGTCGTTACCTCAATGTCTTCTGGTGACCATCCAGCTAGTGCTACTTCGATCCTCCACTTAATATTTGATTCCTTAACAATATTGTAGGGAGGATACTGACCGCCTGGTGATCCTACTCCATAGGAATGTAAGCGGTAAAATAGGTCGTCAAAACCTACTGAAAATCTTTGTGACGCATCAAAAATTGCGTCGATGTCTTTCGACGTGAACTTAGTAATGTCCATAGCTCCTTATAAAGCGAGTGGTAATGTGTGGTCCCCGAAGGCAACCAAATTTATTTATAAAATTAAGGCGTGTGGTTTACCGTAAACATATTCATCTTGCTAAATAGGCTTAGCACTATACAATCGATGGAAATGAGAAAATCTCTGCTCCCTATCGTTATGCTTTTGATGACAGCGGGTGCCGCCCAAGCAGGTGGTCTCGTTACTAAACATGCTTCCAGTGTGCAATTGAATGTTGATGCGGCAAGGTCTACTGTCTCCAGAGTTGGTAATTCTTACGCAATTTCAGGTAGTGGAATTAATACTACTGACGGTACAACTGCTGGTACTGTCTCAGCAGGCACGATCACCTCAGGTGTGATGGCACCAGGCACTATTGCAGCGACACAGCACACAGACGGCAATGCATTCAGCTATAGCCAATCGTTTACTCAAGGTGATGCTATTTCAACAAGCGCACCGACTGTAGGCACTGTGGGTAACTTCTCTAGTCAGACTTCCTACACTGCTGGTGCCAAAGACAGCCTTGCAGGTACTGTCTTGACCAGTGGTGCTCTTACCGTGACAGCTGGTGGAGCTGGCACATCGGCAACGGGACAATTCGTTTCTGAGATTACTGTCATTGACTGAGGTTAAGGATGACCCATTCTGGAAAGACAATCTTATGGTCTGTGATGTGTGTGGTGGGTGCAAGTGCCATACTTGCTCCTGCCCAGGCGGTCCCCGTGGTCCCCAACTTCACCCAGGGCTCAATGACGAGCCACACGGAGACGACCAGTAAGGTAACAGAAACCATAAACAGCATGGACTATAACACGGGGTATCAATACTCCGTGACTGGATCAGGAGTTACCGCTTCAGGTAACCTAAATCCTGGCACAGGTACAAACAATGTAACTATTGATGGAGTGACTTCTTCATGGACAACGCCGACGAGCAAACCAGCGTTTACACAAACGACACCAGGCGCAGCGTTTCAATTCACGGAAACTCTGAGCGGACCAGGGTTGACTCAGCAGACAATTATTCAAAGGGTGACAGAGGTCACCAGCGTAACCGATACTACAAGTATCTTTACCCAGTAATAGCACTGTTTATAGCAGCACCAGTCAACGCCGAAACAGTTGGTGGTGTATCAGCAACAGCATCTCCAATCGCGAATAGCTCTGGCTCAGTGACGAACCAAGCTATTCAGGTTTTGCAGGGTCCATATATTACTAACACCTATGGTAACGGTATTAGTTGTCAAGGAC